GTAGTGAAACAAGCGGCGCGAGTTTTTAGTTCAGGTATAAACCCACGAGCCGGAATAAGTAGATTGAGAGCGATGCACATTGACGCCGTTGCTTTCGCTCATATGTTCAAAGACCTTAAAGGTTTACTAACCGCGATGAAGCGTACGTTTCAAGAAAGCGCTTCTGCAACTACTCGTACAGCGGGGCGCTTCAGCGATGATATAACTAACTCAACACTACCACGCGGCGAACACGCTATAATAGCAAAAGCTTATGCAGACTCTAAAAGACGCGCAGATGCTATCGAAAATGTAGGTAACTCGTTTTCAGGGTGGATGTCTTCGAATAACTTCTGGTACGTGCTTTCGTTAGGCGTACGAGGAATACAGTCCGTCGACGAAATGTTTAAGCGGCAAATAATTAAAGGTCGCATTCAATCGCAAGCATTGAAGAACGGTTATCTTGCGCATCCTAACGACCCGACAAAAGCGAAGGCATACGCCGAGCAGAACTATAACGCCGCTTGGAAAGATAACGACGGTTTAGCTGTATTAGATGAATCGAACGAGTTCTTTGATGAAGTAAACCAAGTTAATGAGGAACTATTGTTTGCGTCCAATGTGGATAATATTGAAGACGTTTATCAACCTGTATCCGATCAGTTGGCTCGCAAATTCCAAGAACTAGCAAACGCTCCCGACTCTTTGTTTCTGTCTAATATATTCAAGCTTATCATGCCTTACATCGGCGTTCCTATTCGTGGTGCGTTTCGTATGGCGCATTACTCTGTACCTGTTGGGTCGACTTTAAAACAAATCCCTGCGCTCAATCCTTACACCGCAAAGTTAAATAAGTTAAAGCCGGACATTGAAAAAGCGGAACGAGTTTTAAGACAAACAGATAAAAGTAATACCGATTTAATTAAAGCCACCGAAGCGGAACTTAGAATACTTAATGAACGTCGTAATATCATTTTAGAACGTCGGATTAAGTACAACCATGAGATGCTTACCGACACTCTTATCAGCGGAACGTTAGTAGGAAGCGGTATGCTTCTAGCTTATCAAGGCGTCAACACAGGCTCCCTCGAATGGATGACGTATGATCAACGCGAGAAGAACGGTCTAAAACCGTTTGATATGGGCGGCGTGAACTACGTGTCAGGTATGCCGTGGTCGGGGCCGATAGCGTTTGGCGGCGACATCGCGATATGGGCAAGCATGAAAGGCGCTGTAGACGACACGGGACAACCGCTACTTACTAAAGATCAAACCCTTCCATCGGTACTGCGTAAATCGTTCGTCGCCCTCCTCAAAGAACAACCGCTTACATCGGGTATTAAATCCGTTGAAGAGTTACTTACAGGTGAGGGTGACGTTTACAGAAACGCTATCGGCTCTATCGTCGGTAGTTACGTACCTATACCCGCACAAGCACGTAAGCTATCTCAAACACTTTTAAACGGCGAGAAGACCGTCGCTGACCTACGCGGGGCTACGTACTACGAACGTATTCTGTATAGCGCCTTTGGCGTCGAACCAGCGAGCCGTAAGACCGACAGACTTGGACGCGACTTACCGACGCCTAGGACGTTCGTTACTCAAAACATAACGCGTCTTGCGCCTCAAGCGCAGAAGGAACGCGATCAACTCGATCGTATTATTGCGACTGATGTTCACGGGAATATCTCGTCAAAGCCTTCAACGCTTATAGCGGGTGTACCTATGACGGAGTATCGCAACGAAATCGGACAGACGCTTGAATACGCTTTTAACTTACAACTTCGTGAAACTCGTATCGGTAAACTCACGCTTGAAGATAAAGTAGACCGATTGATTAATAGCGCAACTTGGAACAGGAAGTTCGAAAAAGGTTTCCAACAAACCGACGGTAAGTATGTCAACGAAGGACTTCAAGATTTAAACAGCGTCTTACAGAAATACTATAATAAAACGAGGGAAAATATGGCAAAGGATAAAGATTTACTATCTCAGTTTGTAAACAGCGAAGAAGAAAGCTTGCTACAAATCATTGAAAACTTAACATTGGAAACAGACAGAAGCGGAAGACCTCTATCGCCTCTTGATGTTCTCGGAATTGAATAACTAATAAAATAACATGGCAAATACATTTAACGACTACACCGCAACGTCGGCACAACTCGATTCGAGTAACGCCGCTTATGGCTTCGTGTTTAACTTCCCATTTCTCGACGCTTCACATATCGTTGTAGAGGTCGATGGATCAGTTTTAGCGTCGTCTAACTACTCGATTCAAACGTCGCCTGACAAACGCGTCCTTGTGGCAAGCGGTATAACCGCCGGACAAGTCGTGCGTGTTAAACGCGATTCAAACGCCGATTCAGACGCACCGCTTGTAGACTTCGTTAATGGTTCGGTTTTAAACGAGACTGAACTCGATAAGTCGTATCTGCATAACTTGTATTTAAACGAAGAGATCGCGGCTATGAACGACCTGTCTCTTCAGAAGAAAGTTGGTGACACTACAAAATGGGATGCAAAGTCTCAGGAGCTTGTAAACGTTACTGACCCTACCCTTGTTCAAAGCGCGTCCACTAAGAACTATGTTGATACTCAAATCAGTAACACGATTACAGGATCATCAACCGTATCATCTAAGTACACCTTTACAGGCGACAACACCACGACCGCTTTCACGTTTAGTCCCGCGATTAACCTCGATGGTGACACGATGTATGAAGTCGCTATAGACGGCGTTCTACAAGCGCCTACAACCGCCTATACAATCGATGCAAACGCGAACACTATTACCTTTACAAGCGCACCTCCTACGAGCGCCGCTATCGTTGTTGTACAACGCGGTTATGCGGTTCCTGTGACGATTAACTCACAAGGTTTAAGAGTAGCAGATTCAAGCGGTATTTCAGGTACGGCTTCATTTGTGCAGGATGGTGACAGTACAAATTCGGCTTTAGCGATTAGTACGACTAAGGTTGGCATTGGAACAGCGAGTCCCTCAGAAAAATTAGAAGTAGACGGTGATGTTTTAATTTCTACGGGTGGGGATGCCACGCTCTATTTAGGTAAGGGCGCAGAAGGCGTAGATGGTGTTACTAAAATTAAGGCAGTTCAGACTGGTACTGATACAGATAATTTAGGTCTCGCATTTTTTGTTCACCCAAGCTCTAGTGGGTCTTTCCCCGCTTCGGAAGCAATGCGCATCGACTCCGACGGCAAGGTTGGGATTGGAACGGCGAGTCCCTCGGCTGTCTTACATCTCGATGGGGATTCAAGCAATCTCGGCGGACTTATGTTGGGTCATGCTGGAGGTGTAGGTATCGATAGTTTAAGGCTTTATATCGATGCAAATAATAAAGCACATATAACAAGGGGAGCCTCGGATAAGCTGACTATCGACTCCGCAGGAAAGGTTGGGATTGGAACGGCGAGTCCTGATGAAATGCTAGAATTAGAGGATGGTAATATAAGATTAAAAAGAACAGACGATTTGAATTCTCAAATACATTTTGCTAATAACACGGCAAATATGTGGAGTTTAACGGGAGACGCAGATAATGATTTTGTTATAGAAAGAAGAGTAAAAAGCACTGGAGCCTTTATAAACAAAGTTCTTACTATAGAACCAGCATCTACAGAAGCTATGCGCATCGCCTCCGACGGCAATGTCGGGATTGGAGGGATTCCAGTACAGCTTGCTACTAATGCTTCGCCGGGATTAACAATTACTTCAAATGGCCCTTATATTCTTCTACAAGATGCAAATAATGCAAATAAAACTAGATATATTGCTAATAATACTGGTGATTTTCAATTTGGTATAATCGATGATAATGGTGCTTCAGGTAAAACTGAAAATATGCGGATTAAATCCGACGGAACCATAAACTTTTCAAATGTCAGTACATACGCAGATGATACAGCGGCAGGAACTGGCGGTTTAGTTGCGGGTGATGTTTATAAAACCTCGACAGGTGAACTTCGTATAAAACTTTAATCCTTATAACCACCTAATGTATGGCAATCACGACTACTCACTCTCGCATGATCGGCGATTTAGACGCCGGCTCAACCTACCTTTCTGGCACTATTGGAACCGCCGCTAACAACATCGTTCAACTCGATGGAACCGCAAAGCTACCCGCTGTTGATGGCTCGCAGTTGACGGGGATTAGTTCGGGCGTTTTCTCCGACGTCTTCAGCGCGACTAACTCAGGCAATCAAAGCATCCCAAGCGGTGCGTCGACGGTCGTGACATTCGACACCGAGAACGTAGATCAAGGTAATAACTTCGATTTAGCCAACAACAAGTTCATAGCGCCGTCAGCAGGTACGTATATGTTCTACACTTCTTACGCTGTTTTACACGCGAGCGGGACGGGGACTGACCAGCGTTTAGGTATGTACCATTACAACAGCTCAGATGTACAACAAGACGGTGCGACGCTTAGTAAGACGACGGTGCATGAAGCGGCTCAAAACGGTATGCGTTGCTTCTTTATGGCGACTAACGACTACGTAAACGTTCAGTTATATCAAGCTTCTGGAAGCGCTAAAGACCTAGAGCGTTGTCAGTTCTTCGGGTGGAAGCTCGCATAACGTCATGACCGAGCAAATCTCCCACTTCCTAGACACGCTTTTAGCGATCGCTATGGGCGTCTTTGGGTGGATATTTAAGAAGTTTTCTGACCGTTTGGAAAAGGACGAAGACCGTCTGACTAAGATAGAGGTCGAACTAGCTTCACAACGTGAACGTGACACCGCCGTTGAAAACCGCATGAGCGGGTTAGAGACGACGGTAAAAGAAATTAACTCAAAACTAGATCGCATGATGGAGATGCTAATGAAAAGATGAAAAGAAAAGGATTATACGCAAACATGAACCGACGCCGTAAACTCGGTATAAGTCGTCCTAAAAGTAAATCAACAGTCTCTTCAAAGGCTTACAGTAATATGAAGAAAGGCTTTCCGAAGAAGTGAAGCGTAAAGGAGTATCACTACGTAAAGAACACAAGTCCAAGAAAGGCGGCGTTAAAGGCCCGATGAAAGACAGCAAAGGACGCCCAACTAGAAAGGCTCTGGCGCTACGTCGTTGGAAATGTTGACCGATGAACAAAAGACAAAAGCTCACCCTTAAACGTCACTCCAAGCATCACTCTAAGAAACACATGAAGTTGATGGAGACGGAGATGAAAAAGGGACGCAACTTTACACAGGCTCATAATCTCGCTTTAAAACGCGTAGGGAAGTAACAACTATTATGAAGAAACGAGAACAACTAGAACAACTACAAATCTTAACCGCTGATGTCTACAAGGAAGCAATCCTTGAGATGCGGGAAACAGGCGACTACAACGCCGCTATCCTTAACGGCTCCAGACAGTTTTTAAAAGATAACGCTATTATATCCGTTACCGAACAAGGATCACCGCTTGGTAACCTCGCTGAAGTCCTGCCTTTTGAAGCGTCTGATGACGACAAGGAAGCGATGCGTCAGTCGAACGGATGAGCAACATACCTGACGAACTACGAGACCTTCGTAACTTCGTATACATCTGTTGGAAACATCTAGGACTACCCGACCCAACGCCGCTTCAATACGACATCTGTCAGTACCTACAAGGCGGCCCTAAACGATCCGTCATACAAGCGTTTCGAGGCGTCGGTAAATCGTGGCTGTGTTCGGCTTATGTCGTTCATCAGTTGTACCTAAACCCGGCGCTTAACATCCTCGTGGTATCGGCGTCTAAAACGCGTTCTGATGACTTTAGTACATTTACGCTACGTCTTATCAACGAACTACCAATACTCGCAGGACTCAAGCCAAAGGACGGACAACGCTTTTCTAAGATCAGCTTTGACGTCGGCCCTGCTCCCGCTTCACACGCACCATCGGTTAAATCACTTGGTATAACGTCACAGTTGACGGGTAGTCGGGCGGACATAATCGTCGCTGATGACATCGAGGTAGCGAACAACTCAGCAACCCAAGGGATGCGGGATAAGCTATCCGATCAAGTCAAAGAGTTTGACGCCATTGTAAAGCCCCTAGACGACTCTAGGATCATCTTTCTCGGTACACCTCAATGCGAGGACTCTATATACACAAAACTAAGAGAACGGGGCTACAACACGCGTATATGGCCTTCACAGTACGTTTCAAGCGATGTGAATACCAAGACATACGAAGAAGCCATATCGCCGTTCCTAGTGGCGTCTGTGACGGAATCTAACATCGGACACACAACCGAGCCTTTACGATTTACTGATATCGACCTCGAAGAACGAAAGCTGTCATACGGACGTTCCGGGT